ATTCAGTAGAATTGCAAAACTACTAAATAATTGTACTCCTTCTGTAAATCCAGAGTAAATTGCCATAGTTTTTGCAATATTCATTGGACTGTCCATTCAAAAATTTGAAAGGTACTCGTGTTTATCCATCATTTCTTTATGCTCAAAAAACTTTTGGTATTCGTCGTCTCCAAAACCAAGAGTTTCAAGCAATAAAGAGTAAGCTTCTTGGTGCACCGCTTCCATTGCTGCAAAAGCAGATAGCATCATTCTTACTTCAGGCTGCTTAAATGTAGGCAGATAGTGTTTTGCATATCCACAGCAAACATCTACATCAGCCTGTGTAAAAAATCTAAAAATTTGATTAATAAGTCTGCGATTCTCAGGAGTTAGTTTATCCCTATAGTCTCGAAGATCATCAGCAAGATTTACTTCGTCAGGAAGCCAGTGCATGTGCTGTTGTGTTTTATAATGTTCATAAGCCCACGGATAATTAAATGGCTTATAATATTCTCTTTCATGTAACAAATTACTCATATTAACCCTCACACGCTAAACACGCGCCTTCGTCAATGCTATCAAAAATGTACTGACGTAATGCTTCATCAGATACTTTTTCTGCTCGCTTGTACGCTTCACTTCTTAAATAATATAAAGTTTTTACTTTCTTTTTCCATGCCATCATATGAATAGCATGAAGTTCTTGCTTTGATACATTTGCAGGAAAAAATACATTTAAAGATTGACTTTGACAGATATATTGTTGTCGATCGGCTGCAAGATCGATAACCCATCTTTGGTCAATTTCCACTGCAGTTTTAAAGACGTCTTTTGTCCAATCATCAAGAAAGTCAAGATGTTGAACCGAACCGCCGTTTGTAATAATTCCTTTCCATACTTCATCTGTATCTTCTCCTAACTCTTGAAGAATGTGCTCTAGATATTCATTTTTTTGTAAGCTGGATCCTGATTTAGTTTTTTGAGTAAACGCATTAGCGCGATAAGGCTCGATACTTGGACTAGTATTACCGCAAATAATGGAACTACTAGCATTAGGAGCAACAGCGAGCAAATGAACGTTCCGAACTCCATAACCAACTGCATCAGGTGCTTCACCCCTTTCAATAGCCAATTCACGAGTTGCACGATCCGCCTCCGATTTTATGTGCTTAAACATTCTCATGTTTGCACTCTTTGCCATTATACCTTCAAATGGTTGATTGTGTCTTTGCAAGTAGGCATGAAATCCCATTGCACCTAGTCCAATACTTCTTTCTTGCATAGCACTATGTGCAGCTCTCCACAGCTCTCGAGGTGCGTTATCAATAAAGTAAGTCAATACATTATCAAGCATTCCAATTAGATCAGGAATAAAAAGAGGATTATGCTGCCATTCATCAAACTCTTCCAGATTTACACTTGACAAGCAGCATACTGCTGTTCTATCTTCTGCTGTAGCAAGTGTAATCTCACTACAAAGATTTGAATGATGTACTTTTAGTCCTTTCTCTTTTTGACAATCAGGCAAGGCATCTTGTACGGTATCCCCAAACATAATGTAAGGTTCTCCGGTTTCTACACGATTTTGAATAAGTTTTACCCAAAGTGTTTTTGCAGACACAGTTTTTACAATACGACCCGTATGAGGATCACGAAGATCCCAGCTATCATCAAATCCTTCCTCTCTTGTAGCCCCTTCTATAAGGGCCATAAATCTATCTGGTACCACCACTCCATGATGTAGATTAGTAGACTTGCGGTTAATATCGCCTCCAGTGGGTTTTCGAACATCTAAAAATTCCTCTATTTCAGGGTGGGACATATCGAGATATGCTGCATAGCTACCTCGTCGAGTGACGCCTTGACTAAATGCAAGCATTTCGGCATCAACAACTTTCATAAACGGAATAACTCCAGTACTCTCGGAGCCATTGCTCGTTTTCGAGCCTACACTCCGAACCCCGTTCCAACATCCTCCGACACCTCCGCCAACACTACTTAAAAAAGCATTCTCGGTGTAATGATTTGTGATGCCTTCGCGACTGTCCTCTACATAGTTTAGGAAACAACTAATTGGCAATCCTCGAGTAGTCCCTCCATTTGAAAGAACCGGGGTACTAAACATAAACCAAAGTTTACTAGCATAGTCATATAGTCTCTGAGCATGAGCTTCATCATTAGCAAATGCTTTTGCAGCACGCGCGAAAGCATCTTGAGGTGATAACTCACCATCAATCATGTATCTATCTGATAAAGTTTTTTTACTAAATTCAGAAAGATACGCGTCTCGCGCATAATCAACTTTTATATTATAACTCACCCAACATTCTCCCTCGAATATCTTCTAAGTAATTTTTACCTAGAGCATCATCACAGTATGTGATTAAATCCATTAATTCATAGTTTCTTAATATTTGATCTGGATTTTCATTAAGTCCTTGAATAAATTTATATCTACTATTTATAGGAATTGCTTCATATATATCATAAGCACTTCCATACTCTTTTACCAAGCTTACAGCTCTTTTTGGTCCGATACCTGGAAACCCTTCAACATTATCGCCCTTGTCTCCCATTAAACATTTTACGGAGATATATTCTTCCGGCGTACAGTCGTAGTGTGTATCCCAGTTTTCTAGCGTAACTTCCTTCCTCGTTACATAAGAAAATCTACTAACATCTTCTTTTATTAGTAGGTCCCAGTCTCGGTCACTTGAGATTAGCCAAATAGATCCTAAATTATACTTTTCTTTGTATTTTACAAGGTGGGCTGCAATATCATCTGCCTCCACTCCTTGATATCGAAGCACCATGTAATTTTCTGCGGCTACTTCTAGACTTGCTTCATACTCTTCAAAAAATTCTTCAAAAGCAATCTTTTCTTCTTCTGTTTGCTCTGCAAACTTATCTTTTCGATTTTGCTTATACTTATCGCTTATAATTTTTCTATAAGAAGAGGAGCCCCAATCTGATGCAACTATAATACGACTACATGAGTAAGATACTGCTAAACTTTGTATTGTTCTATCAAAGTCATATCGAAAGTCTGTTCTTCCTTGGTGCTTCCATCTAAAAGCTAAGTTCAGGGCGTCTACAATTAGCGTTGAGTTTGACTCAAGCTTTTCATTGAAACTGAATCCCATTTTTTAAAAACTCCACTGTTTCTGATTCTAGCCAAACTTCAGCAAGAAGAACAAAACAATTTAAAAACTGTATGTATATCCAATCTTCTGTTTGCTTTGGCTGTAAATGTGTGACTACAAATACGGGCGAACGATTATATTTAAAAAATAAAAGAGGTTCTTGGTCTCCTCCTTCCGCTTGTACTTGTATTTTTTTCCACCATCTTATAAGATTATTTGTTTTTTTCGCGGTAAATATTTTATCTGAAAGGGGCGAATCAGAGTAGTTTTTTACTTCAATACAAAAACGATTTTTTTCATTTGGAACATACAAATCGCCTTTTAAATACTCTAATGCTCCCGACGCAGGAACTCGTTCAAACTGTAATCCAGTTGCAGTTCTTAGCATATCTCGTACTAAATATTCTCCCCGCGCTCCTTTTGCTCTACTGTCGACCATTGTCAAGTTCTTCTAGTGCTTGAAACTTCTCTTGAGCTTCTGCTAATTTGGATATCTGGGTATCAATTGCGTCGATTATTTCGGGGTGCTCTCCAATACCAACTGGGTTTTCCAGATATATCTCTATATTTGCCCGGGCTTCCTCGATCTGACCGAAGTACTTCGCCTTCAGGGCTGAAATTATTGCTTTCTTCATTTTCTTCTTCTTGTAAACTCCATTGTCTGCGCTGTGATAGTTGTCTATTTAGTACTCTAGTTTGCTGACGTTGTCGCACTTAATTACCTCGATTTTTTCAAGCAGTGGGTGACTCCACCCGTGACTCACAATATAAGTATTTAACTCTTCCTTGAGTAACACTTCTACCATTTTTTCTCGACCGTTTTCATCAAGAACATTTATTACTTCGTCTAAAAATAATACATTGATTCTTGACTTTGATATACTACTCATAAGTTTGCGTATTGCAATTAGAGTAGCTGTGTTTACTCTTGCGAGTTCTCCGCTGGAGAGTGCAAGAACATCTACAATATTTCCATTGTCGGTTACTTGAACATTTAGCTTATCATTTGTAACAACAAACTCTAGCGTAAATCTTCCGTCAGAAAGTTCCGCTAGGTAATAATTTGCAAGCTCTTCTAATTCTTTTACAAGATTTTCTATCTTGTATGCAAGAAGGCCGTTTGTACTAAAAGACTTTTTTAACAGCTCTAAATTCGATGAAAGAACAGAAATTTCTTTTAATTCGTTTGTTGCTTTCTCTAGCTGCGATAAGAATTCTTCTGTTTGTTCTTGAATTACTTGGATTCGGGTGTTGTGTCTTGTTCTTCTTTCATTTTCTTTCGCTGCATCTGCCACTTCGCTTTTTCTTCGGCCCAAGTCATCTCGTACTCTAGCCAAGCGCTCTTCCAGCTCGTTTTTGTCCAGTAAGGCCACTGGGAGATCTCGGTCAATGCTTCTGTAAATTTCTTCCCACTCCCTTTCGATAGAACGGGCTCGATCGTACTCTGCATTGTCTCGTTTAATTTCTGTAATTCTTCTGGCAATTTCATCTTGTCTTTCCCTTGCTTCTGAAATTTTTCTTGATTCTGCTACAATTAGACTTTCTTTAAACTCAGGGTCAACATCTTGCTCGCACGTGGGGCAGTGATCTCCTAGCTTATTCAACTTATCTAGAAGTTTCTTAGACCCCGCTACGACCCCGCTGAGAGTCCCAGATTCTGTTTGTAGATCATCATATGATACTTTGTTAGTAATTTTACAGTTTTGTGCTTCTGCTAAATTTATGGATTTCAACAGTTCGATGTACTGATTATTTTTAGAAATTTTTTTATTTTTTTCGGAAATATTTTCAATTTCTTTTGATAAAAATCGGAATTCTTTCTCTTCTTTTTCCGTGTCAATTTCTATATTTAACATGGGAAGTACATTCGTATCACTCAATTTGTTATCTTGCAACCATTTTTCAATCGTTTTTACCTGACTGTCAATACTATTAATTTGAAGAGACACATCCCTGGAAGCAGCCTTAAATATCTCAAACAGTTCTACATATTTTTCAAGAGCTAATAGCTCAATTAAAAACTTTTTACGGTTAGTATCTGTAGCTGTAAGAAATTGTAGACTAGCGTTTGTATTTTGATAAACCAATTGAGAAAATGTTTTAAAGTCTATTCCAATAACTTCTTGAATCGACTTATAGGTATTTGTAGCCGTATGGCTAGAAATATCTTCTCCATTTTTTTCAAACTTTATCTTGATGTTTGACTTTCTGTTTACAGTAATTTTGTATACATCGTCGTCTTTTGTAAAATTCAATACGATATCATAACCGTTATTTAAATAACGGTTAGGGATGTCTGCTTTTTTAATTCCTTTTGAATTTTTGTTGTAAAGTGCTTCTTCAATAATAAGAGGAATGGACGACTTGCCCATTCCATTAGTTCCAAGAATTTGTGTTACTGTTTGCCCGTCCAGGTCTATTTCATTATTGGGCCCATAACTGAAGCAGTTATTCCATTGTAACTTTTGAAGCGTAATCATTAAAAGTTCCTATAATTTCTGGTATCTTTGCTTCTTCTATCTCTAGTACAAATTGTAAGTATTCACTTAATTCTTCTTGTACTGTCATTTCTTTTTCTAGTAAGAGAGTTGCTTCGGTACTTCGTCTTACTACTTTTTTATCCAATAGCTCTGAGTTTTTTACCTCTGCTAAATCCTGTATATCTCCCTCTATTTCGTAGATTGTATGATCGTAGTCAGTAGGAACCATTTCTTCTTCACTTTGTACGGTTTTACGTATCAATTGTGGAAGGTCAAAAGGCTCCCATATCCAAGACCAGTCCTCTTCATTTATAAGTAAGTATCCTGTAGATACTCTACTTCTATGAAAAGAAGTCGTCATTGGACTCCCGGGGTATACAATATTTCGTTGGGTATTACTGTGTGCGTGTAGGTCGCCTGCAAAGACAACTGGAAAATCCTCTAGCAAGTCTAAGTCCAGCTCTGGCTTGACATGGGGAGGAATTTCTCCACGAACATGAGTAAACAACGGATAGTGCTTAGGAAAATGATCTATAATATCTTTCTTATGTAGTTCTGCATACGGTAAAATACTAAAGCCCGTATCATTATCTATATATGAAATATCTATTACCTGTACTAAAGGATTTACTTCTCTACTCACTTCTTTTAACTGAGTAAAAAAAGTTTTATTTTTCTTTGTAGCTTCATGGTTTCCATCATAAATTACTGTTGGAACCTTAACATGTTTTATAAAAGAAAAATAAAGTTCTAATTCTTCTAAAGAAGGAGAGCGATCAAAAAGATCGCCCCCAATAATATGCATATTGCACATTTTTTCCAGACTGTGAATCTGTTCAAAAAAAGTATTGTAACGATTTATAGCCCAAGAAACTGGGACATTTTTTTGTCCCAGTTTGATGTGCCAGTCTGCTGTAAAAAGAATCATGCAATATTAAACTCATTCTCTAGTGCTTCTTCATCGACATTAGTTGAATCACTAACGCCTTCTCGTACTCTATCGAGTAGCTCTTTTTGTGCGTCTGGAGTCGGACGGGGCATAACATCATCCATAGACTTCAGATCAACAATAAGTGCTCGTTCATCTTCGTCAAGAGGACGAGACTTACACTTGAGTACCTGTACTTGGTACTCTACATTGTAAGGCAGAGGGCCAGTCTTTACTCGCTTGAATTTAACATCCCAGCCAGTTTCTGGATCAGTAGGATCTCCTAGATCTTCTGCAGCAGTCATAATCTGCTCAAACAGCTTCTTTTTGAGATTAAAAACTTTCAGTTCTCCATTATGCAGACACTGCATTGCGTAGCTCCAGCCACACTTCAGATCTGGATAATATTCACGAACCCAATCTTTTTCCTTGTTGTTGAAACGCTCTTCATCTCTATCAAAAGAAAGACATTCGAGAGGAATGTTCTTACCATTCTCTCCTTCGATCCAGTAAACGTAACGTGCCAATACGTCGCCTACAAGGCGAACATTATTGTCGCCGTCCTGTGGAACAAAAGTGTTGATAGAACTTTTTTGAGCTGCGCCCTTTGCTTTGTTAAATGTAATTGCCATTAATGTATCTCCTGTTTTGAGGGACTTCTTTCGTATAAAAAATGAACTTGTCCATTTTCTATCTCCAGTAGCCTATTTTCATATATGTGTGGTAGTGTTTCTGCCGGTAAATGTAATAAATCTAAAGTTATTTTATGAGAAGCATAGAAATCAGGAAGAGGCCTAAGAGCAGCAATACCTGTATATATAGCCATTTCTCGAAAAGTAAATTTATATCCATTATATAACAGTCTTTCAGGATGTACTAAAAAACTTGTACCGTCAAAATTCATTTGTGAGTAAAAATACTCTTTTTCATATTTGTTCTTTGGTATTCTTTTTTCAACCAACATTCTAAGGATCCTTACTATGTCAGTAGGATCTCCCGCTGCGGTATTATATATTTTTTTCCAATCGAACAATAACATATTATACTAAAATCTGAGGTAAAAGTCAAGAACTATTTTTCTATACTTGATTGATTCGCCAACCTTGTTTTATGTAGTATCCCATTCTATTTGACGCCTGCTTGCGAGCAGTGTTTCCTTTTAAATGAATATCTACAATTACAGGTGTTTGTTTTCCTTCCCGTTCTCGTATAACTCTTCCGATAAGTTGTGTGAGGAGAGGTTCGTTGTTGATAGGGGTACCGAGTATAAGGACAGATA